CCTACCGCTGCTGTTCAGATTATGGCAATGGATGTTGGAAGTGTTCCGACAGTTGTTGAAGGCGACTCTTTGACGATTCTCAATATCAATTCTCAGGTTTCCTCGGTGATTGCTGGTGCTGATTTTGTCCAAGGTGAAGATGCTGAGGGTGATGGAGAATATTTAGCACGAGGTGTAACTGCATTATCATCACTGAGTGATGCTTTGGTAACTGCTAATCAAATTGAAAAATACATAGCTTCAACTTACCCGGCAGTCAAACGAGTCAAAGCATACGACCTTACCGACTCTGACCTTGATTCCGATGTGGGGGCTGCCCCTGCCCCTGGTTATGCAACAGCATATGTTTATGGAAATAATACGGATATCAACATTCTTGAGAGATTGCAGATTCAGAAAGATGTAAATGATAAAACATCAGCAGGTCTTGCAGTAAAAATTACGCCATCTCGGATTATTAGCGCCAGCATAAGCGCTTCAGTTGAAGTACCAAGTACATACTCGGTGGCAAGTGCTTCTACTTCAGTTAATACGGCATTAAAGTCCTATCTTAATCCTTTGTATTTCCCTTATACAGAAACATCAATAAGAGCGAATTCAATTGTTGGTTTATTATCAAAACTCCCATCAGTACTCTATGTATCGGACGTCCAAGTATCTTCAAATGATATGGATATAGATGCGGAAACTGGCAACCTATTATTCCAACAAAAAGGAGATTTGCCTTCACTGGCTGACGAGGCGATTACGCTGACAATAAATGTTGGTGATATTTAATGTCAAAATTCAACTATGTTGATGATTATTCAGGTCTTTATACTACTGACCTGAACGGCACTCCATATAATATTTCAACATACCCAATTGAGTGGAATTTTCTCAATAACTCATCAACGCCAAGAATTGATGCCACTACATACAGGCATGCATCACGACTTTCAATCGAAATACGAAATCCAAACGTTGAAGCATATTCTTTTGAAAGTATTGAATTTGTCATTCCAGCTGACCGCATTGAAAATGAATTTTCGTTTAATGCCATGCTTAAGTGCAATGCACCAGCACAAGTATCTATATACCTCCATGAGTATGGTGAGTCGTTTTCTAGCGTAGAACCTGTGACGACTGATTTGTCAACTTCAGAATGGACAGCATGTTTTTCAAATGTATTTGAATTTGCTGATAAGAATCGACCTGTTTATGGTCTTGGTGTAAGAATTGTTGTATCAAACCATAATGGGAAAATTGTGCACTTTTCAATGCCAAACTTGGTAGAGGACAAGCCTTTTCTAAACAGCACATATTATGCACCAGCAAGAAAGTTTTTTCCAGACGTTTACTATGATGTTGATTCGCAACAGACCAGTCCAACCTTTCCATTTTTCAAACTTTGGCATAGTTTGACTGGTGTTTCAGATACCGTAATGAAAGAATATTTAAAAATCTTTCAGTATGAAGATGCAGAAAAACCAGTTGGTATTAAATCTCAGTTCAATTCCTCTGCATACGACTCATTTTCAAGTCAATTAACAAATCCAGAAATAATGCCCGACCACTACACGGCATGGGCATCTATGTTTATTGGAAACTTAATTAAAAATGGAATTTACGTAAGCGGTTCAAATGTGATTGACGATGAACTGAGTTTTAAGCGGACACAAATATCATCACGCATGTACGGATTTTCTGCTGGAACGAAAGGCGCGCTAAAAAGTGCAGCTCGTTCGGTAATTGGTGAAGATGCTGCCGTTATAATTACGCCGAACTGGAACAACGATGAGTGGTCAATTATGGTGAGAACCTTGACAGCGAGCACTCCTTGTGTGTCTGGTTCTGGTCAAAGCAGCTCTGCTGTGTACTACACAATGGAGCCAGCAAAGCCTGCTGGATACACGCTCATGCATCAAACCATTGATGAAATCACATTCGTGCTCGATGACAATGACTTCGGAGTGTTTAACCAATCAGTTCTTGGTTAAAGAGGAAAGTTTGCGTCAAGCGCGCGTTTGATTCCTTCTTCAAGTGAAACCTTTGGAGCATAAAACTCCAGCATCTTTGATGGGTCACAAACCCTGTATTGAACACCTTCAGGTGCACCAATGATTCGTTCAAATTCTGGACTGTATCCAGAAATTTTTGACACCAGTTCAGCGAGTTCATTGAATGAAAACGCAATGCCGGTTCCAAGATTTACTGGACCCTGAATATCGTTTTTTACTGCGGCCAAAGTTGCTGCCACCACATCGCTGATATGAATGAAGTCTCTTGTTTGATTTCCAGTTCCCCAAATCTTGAATGGATTCTCTCGCCTGCCACCACGGGCAATGAATGATGGAAATGGATAATCAAGCGCTTGGTCTTCCCCATAACCAGAGAATGGGCGGAATACATGAACTCTTAGCCCTTCGTTTTCTGCATACTTTGCCAGCATCTCTCCAGTGAGTTTTGCCCATCCATAAGTGAGGTCTGGTGACTGAATGTCATCAAGGTCAATGTCTGATTCTTTCAACTTGTGTGTTGAGCCATGTCCCTGCAGTTTGATTGGATATGCGGCCGATGAGGAGTAGTAAACAATTCGTGCTGGTCTTGTTCTAAGTGCCCACTGGAACAACTCTGCGTCAATCGCAAGGTCAACGGCAACAGAAAGTGGTGCACCTTCAATAGTTGCTCGACCACCAACAATGGCTGCGAGGTGAATAACTAAATCAAAGTATGTATTGTCGGTTGCAAAGAAATGACGTGCATCTAGTCCGTTCTTAATATCAACACCAACAATTTCATGTTCGGTCAAGGCGTTTCTAAAGTGTGTACCCACAAACCCTGCATCACCAGTGATAAGAATTTTCACTTACATCCCCACATTCCGTATATGTATGGTTCTCCAAAAACCGTTGTATCAAGCATAATAAAGACATCTGGAGTCCATCCAGCATTCTTCAAAAGTGTCTCAACATCACTGCGATTCCATGCCCAGTAATGTTCTTCGTTGGTGTCGTACCAAGCATCAATTGGGGTTGAGAGAACAAGTGTTTGTGATTTCTTTCTTATTGAATTCAATACTGAACTTGGGTCTTCAACATGTTCAATGCTTTCCGAACAAATATATAAGTCAACATTGTCAATTTTTCTCAAATTGGTTTCAAGTGGCCCAGAGTATTCATAACCCTTTGCAAAATCACCAAGTATGGTCTTTTCAATACCAAGTGCTTTAGCGATTACACCGTTTCCGCAACTTAAATCAGCAACAGATTTTGCTCTTGCTTGATAAGCCATATCCTTAGCAAGTTGAATCGTGGTATTTACTCGAATACCATGCCCACGACCATATATTGCATGGTCATGTGGTGTTGCATAGATTTCTGCTAATTCTTTAGCAGTATGAAACTCTCGTAATTTTTTTATCACCTATGAACCGTCATATCATGTCCACGGGTTTCAATTGCTCCAACCGACTCTGGAAAGTGTCGTGCAATACAGTCTTCGCGCACATATGTTGGAATCTTCATGTAGTGGAGTGCATCGTGATGGAAACATGGGTCGTCTGACATATTCTTGTCCATGTCCCACCTCCAACGGATTCCAGAAAATACATCCCTTGCAATAAAGATTGCCGCCGCAGATGCCATTGCATCCATGACCGGGAATGGGTACTTGTCAATTGATGGGCCACGCAAGCCATATGTCGTAATGTACGGAGCACAGAGAGGGTGGTCCATTTCCAACATTCTTGGAAGAATGTCGTCTGGTGGCATGGTGTCAGCTGCAAGGAACAACATATGTGTGCATGCAGGATTTGACATTGCAAAGTCATTTACTAAGTTTTGACCAACCGTGATATGACGCACTCTATTTTTGGTACTTACTTCGGTGCGACCATCATCAAGCGAGTACGTCCAGTAGCCACCACCAATTGCTGTGAGTCGCTCAAGAAATGGTCCAAATGGGGCAAGTCCTCGTGCATCGACTTGAATTGCTGCAAAGTAAAAAACATCAGTCCAATTTCCAAATTGCTGATACTGCTCTTTAACTTGTTCTGCATTTCGCATCCATGAACCCCAATGGTCTTCGTTGTCCATCACAAATGCATGTACTGTCGTTCCAACTACAATCATATATATCTACAATTTCTCTCGAATTTCGGTCATTACAGCTTCCCAATCGTCAGCCCTAGCCTCCATTGTGAAGTTCTTTAACATTTCGTAGTTATGCCCAATTTCATCTCGCCTAGTTTGGACATCTCTTAACTCATCAAGATGGTATATCCACTCGTCTTGATTGTTTGCAACTCTTCCAACTCCATTATCCGCCAGGTATTGGTATTCTGGTGAATACGAAGCAACAAATGGAACTCCAGCGGCCGCATATTCAAGCCCCTTGATAAATGATTTTGCATGGTTGAACGGAATGTTATTAAGCGGAACAATTCCGATGTCAATCTGCTCAAAAAGTTTTGGGTACAAATTGATTGGGACAAGTGGCTGAATTCGAGTGATATTTGGGTGAATCTTCAACTGGTCACATGCTCTCGCAGCGCCGTTCTCTGTGTGCCCAGAATGATGAAAATACATCTTCCTACTCAGCAGATATTCACCAATCCACGGAGACAGTGTCTCAAGGTCTCCTGACCGCCAAGGTGTTGCACCCACCCAGCCAAGTCGTAGCCGGTGGTTCATTTTGCCAATTCGCTTTTTCCATCTTTCAACATCAATGCCGTTGCCTCTTGGCTTTGTAGAAGTCATAGAGAAACGGGCTTGATGTGATTACTGCTGTTTCATTTTGGATAATCTCTGCATAAATTTCACGATTTTCATCTGGATTGACATTTGGGTCAGTTGCTTGGTATGCACGATTCGTAGGTGAAAGACCTTCAAACCAGTCGTCAACATCAACTACAATTTTCTGCCCCATCGCCATCGCTTTTGGCATGTACTCAAGAATTTCCCTTTTCATCAAAAGTTTGAAAACTATGATGTCCCATCCATGAAGCGCTCTGCCACCGTCAATAACCATTCCAAACCCATTTTGTGGATTAAACCCAGGCAGACCAAGGGCGGTTATCCAACCTCTTTTAGCAAGTTGGTCTGCTGGAAGTTTGCACCGATACCACGCGCATCCATTTGGTTGCAATGGGTCAGTTCCCCAAGCCCAATCGCTTGTTAGGTACCCAATGGTTGGTTTAGGAGGTTTTCTCATAGAGGTACTGCATATTAGCACTATGGTAAAATATTTATAGCCAAACAAGGAGGCGAATATGACTACCAACTTCCTGAAAGACACGGTTGAACGTGCTGTACGAACATTTATTCAGGGTTACTTGGGAGCTTGGGTTGCGACCGGAGCAAATCCAGACTCACTGGCCAGCATGGACAATCTCAAAATTGGTGCCACGGCAGTCGCTCTCTCCATTGCAATGGCAATGGGTCTCAAGAAAGTTGGCCCAAATAAGGACTCTGCTTCCATCGTTTGATTTAAAACCTGCTTATTTAATAGCAGTTCCTAATCTACAATCTTTTAGGCATTTGATTGGGAGAGGCTGTTCATGATTGCTGGCATATACAACTTAACCTGCGAGCAAGGAACGACCTTTTCTAGGCTTATTGAGATTGAGCAACCAGACCTCGTTAATGACCCTTCAGGGCAGACCTACATTGAGTACAGCCTTGTTGGGTACCAGGCAAGAATGCAGGTTCGTAGAACCGTTGATAATGCCAACTACCTAGTTTCACTCACCTCAGAAAACGGCGGATTGCGAGTTATCCCTGGAATTTATGAAAACCAGATTCAGATGTTCATGAGCGCAAGCGTAACGGCCTCAATCAACCAGAGTGGTGTGTACGACTTGGAGATTATTGATGCTGAGGGAACTGTCTCCAGAGTCTTGCAGGGTAGTTTCACCCTCATCCCAGAGGTGACTAGATGAGCAATGTTCCAAATATTGTCAACATCCATGAAGACACCCCAAACCAAGTAATTGTCAACCAAGATGCTCCAAATCAAGTTGTTATTCGTCTTGGTGGGGGAACTGGTGCAACACAGGCGACTCGTAGACATGTTCACACGCAAGGAACTGCTTCAACAACATGGGTGATTACACATCAACTTGGCGGCCGACCTCAAGTAACCATTGTCGATTCTGCAGATACCGTCGTCGTTGGTGAGGTAACATATAACAGTAATTCTGAAGTAGAAGTGAACTTCACATCTGCTTTTTCTGGCTTTGCCTATCTGACGTAAGGCGGACAAATGGCTCAAAAATTCGTAACAAATATTGACCTTAATCAAAATCAACTGATTAAGGGCACCTTTGAAGTACTTGCAAGCGACCCAAATACCAACCTATTTGATGGGCGTCTCATCTTCAATAGCACCGAAGGCACAATCAAGGTTTACGATGCCACTGCCTCCGCATGGCGCAAGATGGTTACTGGTGTTAATTCTGCTGGCGATTATTC